AGAAATGATTCAGATTGAAAAACGTCAAGAAGTATTAGTAGGAATCTTAAGAGATATTGCATCGTCTCATCCAGAGGTACGTGATTTAATTATGAAAAGATTATCTGATGTGTCTAAAGAAGGAGAAGTAATAACAATTGTCCACGATGTTCAATGATTTTTTTGAAGCATTACAGGATACTCACTTTGAAGAAATTCCTGTAGATGCTAAGACATTTGTAGAGTCTATAGACTATTTAGGGCAACCTCCTCTGTCAGAAATACAATATGACATTGTTGAGGCTATGAGTCAAATTTATAAAAAAGAAGATTTGCTTGCGTTGCTTGGATCAGTTGAGGGAGAAAAATATTATGATAAATATACAAAAAATGAAATTATTCTCCAACTAGGCAAGGGTAGTGGAAAAGACTTTACATCTACCGTTGCTTGTTGCTATATTGTATACAAATTGCTATGTCTTAAAGATCCAGCAAGATATTTTGGCAAACCTACAGGCGATGCTATTGATATTATTAACGTTGCTATTAATGCTCAACAGGCCAAAAATGTTTTCTTTAAAGGTTTTAAAACTAAAATTGAAAAATCCCCATGGTTTGCAGGAAAGTTTAATGCAAAGGCAGACTCTATTGAATTTGATAAATCTATCACTGTTTACTCTGGTCACTCTGAACGTGAATCACATGAAGGTTTAAACCTTATGATGGCAGTGCTTGATGAGATTTCTGGCTTTGCTCAAGAAATTGGAACTGGAAATGATCAAGGAAAAACTGCAGACAATATATATAAAGCGTTTCGTGCATCTGTTGACTCTCGTTTTCCAGATTTAGGTAAAGTTGTTTTGCTTTCTTTTCCTCGTTATCAAGGCGACTTTATTTCTCAACGCTATGACGACGTTGTTATTGACAAAGAAGTATTAGCAAAAAAACATACATTTATAATTAATCCAACTTTAGATTCTGATAATCAAGATAATCAATTTACAATTGAGTGGGAAGAGGATTACATTAAGGCATATAAGTATCCTGGAGTATTTGCGTTAAAGCGTCCTACATGGGAAGTAAACCCAACAAGAAAAATTGATGATTTTAAGATTGCCTTTCTTACAGACCATAACGATGCTATGCAAAGATTTGCCTGCATGCCAACTTTTTCTTCTGATGCATTTTTTAAGCAGGTAGATAAAGTTAGAGCATGTATGACTACTAGAAACCCACTAGATACATTTAGAAGATTTGATGAATCATTTAAGCCAGATCCAGAAAAAATTTATTATGTTCATGCTGACCTTGCACAAAAACACGATAAATGTGCTGTTGCTATATCACATGTAGAAAAATGGGTAAACATTCAAGTTATTAACAATTATGAACAAGTTGCCCCAATAGTTGTTGTAGATGCAGTTGCTTGGTGGGAACCAAAAGTCGAAGGACCAGTCAATCTGTCGGAAGTAAAACAATGGATACAAAATCTACGTAGGCTTGGATTTAATATTGGAATGGTTTCATTTGACCGTTGGCAATCATTTGACATTCAAAATGAGTTAAACGCAGTCGGCATGAAGACTGAAACTGTTTCTGTAGCCAAAAAACATTATGAGGATATGGCAATGTTGGTATATGAAGAAAGACTTGTAATGCCTGCCATTGATTTATTATTTGAAGAACTAACTGAGTTAAAAATTATGAAAAATGATAAAGTTGATCACCCACGTAAAAAATCAAAAGATTTGGCGGATGCTGTATGTGGATCTATTTTTGGTGCGATTTCTCATACTCCAAAAATACAAAACTCTAAAGTAGAGATTCATACGTTTAGAGATAAGCCACGTCAAGTTGACACCAATGCAAGCAACGTGATACAATATAAACCTATGCCGAATGACGTAAAAGATTATTTGGATAGGTTCAATCTAATATAAAGAAATAGGAGAAAAATGAATTCATTAAAAAAGATCGCACTTGTTGTCGCTGCAGCAATGACAAGCACATTTTTTACTGTTCTTCCTCAAGCATCAGCAGCAGTGAGTAACGGATATGTATTATCTGATTCACTATCTGCAGGGGCTCGTGGTGTCACAGTATTAACAGATACAACTAAAGCAGAGGCAGGAGTTAATTCAATTGTTGCATTAACAACATCTGATACTCTTGCTGCAACAGCAGGAGACAATCTGTCTTTGGAAATTTCTGGTCCTGCTATTTTTGGTGCTTATACAGCAGCAAGTAGCAATGCAGCAACGTTGGCTCTTACTAATCTTGGTAAGACATTTACATTTACAGCAGATACAACTTCTGCAGTAAATCTTCCTTCACCAGTTCTAGTAAACATTACTGGAGAGGGAACAATTACAATTACTCAAAAGAAGAAGGTTGGATCAACCACTTCTACAATTGATATTAAAACAATTTATGCAGGAACAACTGCAAAGACAAATATTTTGTCAGTAGCAGATTCATTTGTTCGTGTTCAGGATTCAGCAACAGCAGGAACATTGTCAACCAATGTTGACGTTGCAGGATCTACAGTAGTTGCAAATGAAGGAACTGGCTATGTCAATGTTCTAACAAAAGATGCTTTTGGTGCAACACTTTCAACAAGTGGAGTCCTACAAGCAACAGCAACTGGTGGTGCTATTGTTGCATGGGATGCTTCTCCATCTGTAGAAGTTTCAACCGCAGCAAAGACTGGTGTTGGTGGAGTTCTTTATGTAAAGCAAGGAACTGCAAATGCTAACAAGCCAGTTAACACAACAATTACAGTTTCATTCAATGGAACAGTTCTTGCAAGCAAGAGCATTACCTTTACAGGTCGTGCAGCATCAATTTCTGTAACAGGAGTCGATATTGCTTTGTCTGGTGGAGCACGTACAGGAACATATGACTTTGTTGTTCTAGATGCTTTAGGAAATAAGTTATCTGGAATTACTCCAACTGCTGATACCACTAAGTACACATCACAAGTTACTTCAGTTTCAGTAGGTGGAGCATCTTCATCAACTGCTGTTGCAACTGGTGGATGGACATGTGCTTCTACATCAGGCTCATCTGTTGTAAGAATTAAGCATGTTCTTTCTGATCTAACAACAATTTACTCTAATGAGTTTATTGCTGCATGTGGTATAGGTGTAAATAAGTACACAGTATCTCTTGATAAGAACTCTTATGTTCCAGGTGAAATTGCTACATTGACAATTTCTGCAACAGATATTAATGGTGCAAAGGTTGCTGACACATCTACAGTTGGAAGTGGCGTTGCTATTTCTGGCGGTGGAATGACAGCAGTTGCTGCTCCAACATCAGCAGATACATTTGCTCAAGGAGTAAAGACATATAAGTTTACCGTTAATAATGTTAATGGTACATATAATATGATCGTAGATCTTCCAGCATACGTATCTACAGATTCTGCAAAAACAATTTCTTATAAAATTGCTGATGGTGCAATTAGCAATGCTGAGGTTCTTAATGGAATCGTAGCACTTATTGCATCTATTACAAAGCAAATTGAGCAACTTCAAATGATTGTTGCTCCTAAGAAAACAATTACATGCTATAAAGGTAAACTTGTTAAAAAGGTTACTGGCGTAGCACCAAAGTGTCCAGTAGGATACTCAACAAAGAAGTAATCTGTTCAAAGGAAGGGGGCTGGCATAACTGCTGGCCCCTTTTTAATGTTTGTATAACAACTATTAACTTAAAGTTTAGGTACAGTTTTTAAAAACCTAAAACACTGCTATAATTTAGTCACTACAGTTTTTTAAAAGGAGAAACACTATGTCAGATTTTTTTAGTTTTAGATTAACCGATGAGTTTATCAAAGAATATACGGAAGAGCAAAGTCCATTTGGTTTTGTTGATGCAGGTGGTAATTCATTGGGAGAAATTACTTTTATTCGTACATATTCAAGAATGAAAGATGATGGAACTAAAGAACGCTGGCATGAAGTTTGTCGTCGTGTAATCGAAGGAATGTATTCAGTTCAAAAGAACCATGCTAAAGAAAATCGTTTACCATGGAATGATTACAAGGCTCAAAAGTCAGCACAAGAAGCATTTGATAGAATGTTTAATTTAAAGTGGACTCCACCAGGACGTGGAATGTGGACATTTGGAACAGCCATGACTATGGAAAAAAAGAATTCTGCTGCATTACAAAATTGTGCCATGGTATCAACAAAGGATTTAGATAAAAATGATCCAGGTGCATTATTTGCTTGGGTCATGGATGCTTTGATGTTGGGAATTGGTGTAGGTTTTGATACAGTAGGACAGGATAAGAATTTTCCAATCTATGCCCCTACAGAACCAGAGCAGATTTATGAAATACCAGACACTCGTGAGGGCTGGGTTGAATCAGTCAGGCTATTAATTAACTCATTTTTACGTCCTAACCAAAGCATTCAAGCCTTTAACTACGACCTTATTAGGCCTCTTGGAGCCCCTATAAAGGGCTTTGGTGGCACAGCAAGTGGTCCTGCACCACTTATCAGGCTACACGACAATATAAGGTCTGTAATAGGCAATAGAGCAGGGGAAACGTTAGATTCTAGGGCTATCGTAGACATTATTAATCTTATTGGAACTTGTGTAGTGGCTGGAAATGTTCGTCGTTCTGCCACCCTCGCCTTGGGATCTGCTGGAGATGATACATTTATTAATTTAAAAAATTCAGAGGTTTATCCAGAAAGAAATTCTTTTGATCCAGAAAAACCAGGTTGGGCATGGATGTCAAACAACTCTATATCTGCAACAGTGGGAATGAATTATGAACAATATGTTGATCGTATTGTTGATAACGGAGAGCCAGGTTTTATTTGGCTTGATGTTGCTCGTAATTATGGACGTCTTGCAGATCCTGCCGATGGAAAAGATTATCGTGTAATGGGTTTTAATCCATGTGCAGAACAACCATTAGAGTCATATGAGTTATGCACATTGGTTGAAGTTCATTTAAATAGACATGAAGACAAAGAAGATTTTCTTCGTACATTAAAATTTGCATATTTATATGGAAAAACTGTAACACTTCTTCCTACACACTGGCAACAGACAAACGGTATCATGCAACGTAATCGCCGTATTGGTACATCTCTTACTGGTATTGCATCTTTTGCAGATCAAAAAGGTTTGCCAGCAGTTCGTGAATGGATGGACGAAGGTTATCAAACAATTCGTAAATATGATCATTCATATTCAGAATGGCTTTGTGTTCGTGAATCAATTCGTGTAACTACAGTAAAACCATCTGGATCAGTTTCAATTCTTTCTGGTGCAACTCCTGGAGTTCATTGGGGTCCTGGAGGAAATCACTTCCTTCGTGCTATTAGATTTGGTTCAACAGATCCTATGGTTCATCTTTTTAGGGCAGCAGGATATAAAATTGAAGATGATTTAGTTTCTGCCAATACTGTTGTAGTTTATTTCCCAGTTAAATCTGGACATCCAAGATCTGAAAAAGATGTAACTTTATTTGAAAAGATTGCACTTGCAGCAACTGCTCAAAAATATTGGTCAGATAATGGAGTATCTGTTACACTTTCATTTGACAAAGAAACGGAATCAAAACATGTGGCTCCAGCCCTACATATGTATGAGGGGCAATTGAAGGCAGTGTCATTCCTTCCAATGGGTAATACAGTTTATCCACAACAACCTTATACTCAAATATCTGAAGAAGAGTATAACAAATATGTTGGGGCTATTAAGAAAATTGATTTTTCTGCAATATATGATGGCGTAGATAATCTAGAAGCACAGGGGGAGATGTACTGTACTACAGATTATTGCGAAATAAAGATTGGATAAAAATGATTCAAAAAATATTAGCATCTGCAGTAATTTTTGTACTGGCTTTCTTTGGTTTGTCAGTTTTAACTAAAGAAGATAGTGAATGTATTAATGTATATATTGATTATAGTATATTGGATAATCAAACAAAATTAAATAAATGCATCAATACATCTACAGAAATTGTTGCTTTTGATGTTTTAAGAAAAGCAAATATTCAACTAGAGGGAACTAAAAAATATGGTCTTGCTGTTGTTTGCAGGGTAAATGGTTTACCAGGTGCTAGATCAGAGTCTTGCGAAACAATGCCTTCAGAAAAAGCATATTGGGCAATTATAATTAAAGAAAAACAAACAATCCCATTTCCTAGACAAGAGTGGGGCTGGGGTCAACTTGGAATAAAAGAACAATATTTAAGTCCAGGAGATTCTATTGGACTGGTGTTTGCCGATAACGGGAAGATTAGGTTTCCATGAAATTAGCATATAAAAATTTTGACAATGTAATACAACTACCTGTTAAAAAAAGAAAGTTTACAACAAGAGAAAAAATATTGCAACTATTAATGACAATGGCTGGATTATATGTAGCAAATAAAATAACTATTGATATTTGGCGTTCTTTGACGGGACATTGATGGTTCACTTAACTCGCATATATACAAAAACTGGAGATGATGGAAAAACATCTACTGCCACAAATGAAAGAATAGATAAGAGTAGTTTTTTAATTGAAGCAATAGGTGCAGTAGATGAGGCTAACTCTGCTATTGGAATGGCAACTGAATACCATAACGATATTATAGACAGAATACAAAGTGATCTGTTTGACCTTGGAGCAGAACTTTCTGGCGCTCCAACAATAACAATATCAGAGGACAGAATTACTTATTTAGAAAACGTAATTGATGACTACAATGAATATTTAGAACCACTGCATTCTTTTGTTTTACC